TCAAATGCTTCCGGCGAGTAATCCGCCCTCCTTTCCATCACCCCCAGAACATCGTTGTCTATCATCGCCTGCTCAAGCAATGCTAGTTTTTCGTATTCCGACCGTGCTGCATTTGGCGATAGCCGTGCCGCCTTGTTTTCAATTTCGCTGTAAACCTCGGTGATTGGTCGTTTGCCGACTGTCGCAACGTCATCAATACCCTGTCGTTTTGCGAGCGTATCTCTGTAGCCTCTACCAATATCGGGCTGCTCAGTTGCGTATATGCCATGCCCGTAGGCTTGTGCGCCTTCACCAGTGCCAACACGATTGATATCGAACATCCCTAGCGGGTTTTCCGCTAGCACTTCGTAGCGTCCGGGGTTCTGGGCCATTATCGTCTGCACCATCTGCGGGTCTGATACATACTCTTTCCCAGAGAGAAGGTCGGTTACCCTTTGGCTTGGGCCTATATTGTGCCGCGTTCCGTGATACAACCTAAACCCGGCATCAGACACGCCTTCAGCAGCTTTCTCCGCAGCCCTCACCCCAGCCGCACCAGGAACAAACGGCAGCAGCCCTGCCAGCGACATTCCGGCGTTCAGCATGGTTCGTTCTTCAGGATAGGCGGCGTACATAGCAGCGTCAGACACAGCACCAGCCATGTCACCGACGACAGGAACAGCAGACAGCGGGATCGATACACCACTCAACAGATCAGCGATCTGCTGACCGGCTGGTCGTTGCGCGGGTTGTGGCTTGATGTCTTTCCACCAAGTCGGGCTTATGTCTCGCAGTGCTGACTGTGCCATTAGTCCTCCTCAAACTCTTTTTCTTCCCACGCCTGACACGTTCTCAGGTTGTGGCAGATGAACTCAAACTTCGTACAGTAGCCACGACCACCACCGTCTGCATCGTACTCATCTTCTGGGACGGCTTCCATCATCTCCATTGCTTCTGGAGTGTTGTTGAAATACTCACAGTTTGCGCACAGTTGACGGCGTGCCTCTGCTGGACTAACGCTCCAAATCTTAGCCATCTTGCGCCAGTAGTCTTTGTTATCACTGGTCGTTTCTTCCGGCCCAAGGCTCCAGTTGGCAATGACGTTATCCCTGTTTACCTTGTTGGTCTTTTCAGTCAGCGGTTCTTCTGACTCAATGACGATAGTTATCCCGCCTAATGGATTCATTATTGACCCCTGAATGGATTGAGTGCACTAACGACTTTCAATTGATTATCAATCTGCATACCCTGCGCCTGGATGGAATCCTTCTGAATCCTCACGCCAGCTTCTTGTGCTTTGATCTGTGTGTTCATCCTCTGGGTCTCAGCGTTGAAACCATCCAACTGTACGTTGGCCTGATCCATCTGCATCGACGCTTGGAGTTTCTGAGCCTCAAGCTGAATCTTCGCTGTCTCAAGTTCCAGCCTCTGCATCTCAACCTGTGCGCGTAGTTGTTCAGCCTGTGCTTTAGCCATCTCAGCTTGCGCCAGAACCATATTAGGGTCTTGCTGCTGGCCCTGTGACTGCTGCTGCATCTGCTGAGTTTCTTCCTCAGTCATCTGACTGGCAGGGATAAGACCCTGTGCCAGCATCTGCATTCGTTTTCTCTCACCGATCTGCATAGCCGCTGATGTCGGGATTGCATTCAACAGGATGTCACCAGACATACTAATGATGGACGGATCAACCTTGGCAATCTCGATGATGGTCTCGATGGTCTCCTGCTGCTTGTTCCTGAAACTTGGCCCCGCTCGACAGGTAATACTGTACTGACCCTTCGTGAGATCGTTCAGGGTTACAGGTTCGCCGGTTTGATTATCAATCACCGTATCGTTCAGCGTGATCATCTCTGTCGTGTTGTCTTCGTACAGAAGCCGTACAGTCCTGCGAGTGTCGTAGACTTTCGGGATTGTTTTGACCAGTAGATCACCAGTGGCAGCGATAGCGGTTTCCAGTGCGCGGAAATACTTCACCGTGCCGTTGTCGCCTTTCGATTGTAGCCTTTCAATAGCTACACCAGACTGAAGGCCGGGGTTGTCTCCCATGTTAGCTGCGAACATCCCAGCAGTCTGACCGATCAACTGTCTCATCGACTCGGAGATCGTCCTTAGACCTGGGTTTACTTGAGCACCACCGTTCTGCTGTGGTGGGCCGGGGTTCTCTGGGTCAACATTAAAGAACTGCACCGGATCGGAATTGGTGTTCAGCGTAGCTAGTGTGTCCTCATGCCCAGCGCCCTGCGTCAAGGTCATCCAATACTTGGCCCTTGGTGCTAGTGCGCCTTCTTCAATCTCACGCGACATCGAATAGTTCAATACTCTTTGAGGATCAAGCAGCTTCTCGACTACACCCCAATAGATTGTCTTGTTCTCAGTGATCTTGAAATTCCCGTACACAGGAATAACAGGAACCCGGTCAAAGATGGTTTCTTCCTCATCTTCAAGCCAGTCTGTTGCATCGTAGAATCGTGAACAGACTACATTCTTGTATGCAGTCCTGCGCCTTACCTCAGTGAGACCAGCGGCAGCAAGTTCGTCTGCCACCTTCTCGAAATCCTCAGTGGCCTCATACACAGCACCGTTGGACATTAGCACCAGCTCCATCGGCTTGCGCTTCACATAGAACAGTTGACCAACAACAATCACCTCTGCCTTGTCGTAGTAAGCATCACCCTCACGGTCATCAGATACTGATGCTTGTGAGCCTTCAGGCCATCTTGATACATACTCAGCTTTGCTTACCGGATGCAGCAAGAAAGCATACTGTGCGTCCGACTTGTCTTGGCGATATGATGCGGGATCAAACCAGACGCGATCAATGAAGTTGGGAACAGGCTCAACTACCAAGTCCTGATCAAACGACTCCTCGTCGGCGTACTTGTGCGAGACCATCCAACCATCATAGCCAGACGTTGCCATTCCCCTGCCAGCGTTGATGTAAATCTCTTTCGCTCGGCTCATCGACTCAATGTTGCGAATCAGACCATCCATCACCATTGCAGTCTCTTTCGATGCAGGCCCAGACTGTGGAGAGACCTTGATGTCAAAGTCGCTCTGCTCAATCTCAGCAGTCACCTGATCAACAATGGGGTTGACCATGTCAAACGTATAGCGAGGCTTACCGGCGTTGTTGTTCCACCAGTACGGCTCCCACTGACCGTCTCTCTTATCAACGAACAGGTGAGCCTCTCTAGCCTTCTCACGGTTGTCGTGGTCTGCCTGTTGCGCAGCGGTCATCAGATTGATGACGGTCTGATGACTGTCGTAGTCAGTGTAGTATTCCTCTGACTCAGCCTGCTTGCTTTCGTTGCCGGGTTCTTCGGTCAGGTAACTAGCCATCAGGCCCACCCTTTAAATTTGATTTGTTTCACTTCAGCCAGTTTAGGTTTAGGTCGGTACATTGCCATCATCAATGAATCTCCCATGTTTGGGCTAGGGATTTCATACGGCTTCTTAGCCATCTCAATCTTGCTCATTATTTGTATCTTACCAGAATTATTCCGTTTCAATGGAATACGGCAGACTTCAGCCCTTAACTGATCCAGCTTCTCAATACCAGACGACAGGGAGATCAGCTCATCAGGATTGATATATTGGCCTTTCGTTACCGCCCGGTGAGTAGCCTCGAACCGATCTCGGAGACGCCACCAGTATTGCGCACGCTTGTTGGCAAACGTGTCCCGGTTAGACCTGGCCCTCTGGTTGCCCCCATCCGAATACGGGGCATCAGGGTCTTCAGCAGCCTCAGAGCCTTTGTACATGACGTAATCGATCTTCTTGCCTTCCAGTGCAGCGTCTACCTGTCTTTTCAGCGATACCCCCAGACCGTCACAATCCCAGACAAAGTAGTCGGCATGATCCTTCAGAGCCTGGGAGATTGCCCAATCCATCCCCTCGTTAGAGTCTCCAGTGACCTTTTCAGTGACGTTCAGGACTACGTTACCATGCCGGACAGCGTACCCCTTGGAGTCTCCTCCCAGATCAGACGGGTCGTGACTAGCAATGATAGCCCCTTCAGCCTTCCAGCCCAGCTTGATGTGCGAATCAATAGCCGACTCAAACCAATCAACGGGAATGATTGTATCCTCAACCTCGTCGTAGAACTCCCCCAGCCAGATATGCCGGTACAGTGCGATTGACAGGTTGGCTTGGTCGTAGGCTCGCTCTTGCTCAAGCACTGGCGGAAAGAAAGGATTGTCGTTGTAGTTGATCCAGACGATTAGGTGCAGGTCGTCTTCGTAGTACCCATCAGTCCGTAGCTGTCGTTCAAAAGGTTTGATGAACCTCCGGCTGAAAGGGTCGGCAA